CCGTGGAAAGAGGTTCGATTCCTCTAGGTTGTACCAAAGTTTTAAATTACACTTAATTCTTAATTTTTATAAATAGACATATAAGATAAATTTTCTGGAGTGTCTATGAGTAGAAAAATAAAAGTTACCGATGAACAAATAATTCATGTCGCATTAACTTCTCAGTCGGCCACCTCTGCGGCGGCCAAATTAGGAATAAAATATGAAACATTTAGAGTTCATGCTAAAAGATTAAATGTTTTTGATACGAATCAATCGGGTAAAGGAACAAATAAACCTAAAAATGAAGGCTCTGGAAAAATATCATTGAATGACATTTTTGAAGGTAAACATCCACAGTATCAGTCGAATAAATTAAGAAAGAGGTTGTTTTCGGAAAAAATTAAAGATGAAAAATGTGAACTTTGTGGTTTAACTGAATGGTTTGGTAAAAAGTTGTCTTTAGAGGTTGACCACATAGATGGAAACAGATATAATCACACTTTGAGTAATTTACAAATATTGTGTCCGAATTGTCATTCACAGACTGTCACATATCGAGGTAGAAATAAAAGCGGGAGTGGTGGAATGGTATACACATCGGGCTTAAAACCCGCCGCCGATAAAAAGGATTGAGGGTTCAAATCCCTCTTCCCGCACCAAACCTTGCCTAGGTAGCTTAATGGTAAAGCAGGCGACTCATAATCGCTTGAGTGGGAGTTCAATTCTCTCCCTAGGCACCATAAATAAACAGCGGGGTAACTCAGTAGGTAGAGTGCCGGACTCATAATCCGGATGCCGGTGGTTCAAGTCCATCCCCCGCAACCAGTTTATCTTGTTAAGACCTGAATAGTCAATCCAAACACTGGTATAATTATTGCTGAAAATGAAATAAAGATTAAAGCAGTATCAATTAAATCAGCCTCTGCTTGCGCTTTCGCTCTCACCTTTTCCCTCTCCAGTCTATCACGTTCTTTGTACATTCGTACTCGTTCGGCCATCATCTCGTCCCAAACATCTTTGTTGCCGGACCAAATCAATAAATCTTTTAACTGTTTCTCGGCATCACGTAGAGCCTTGCTTTGCATAGCAATCTGTATAGACAAAGCCCTAATCTCACCGTCCGTAAGAATGCTTTTACTGTTTTGTAATTTTGCGTTTGTTTCGTGTATCTTATCGGAGTTTTGAAAAAACTTGGCAAATTGGCCATACAAACTGTTTACATCTTTACCTAAAGAGATGGCTTTTTTGATGTAGCCGACCGATTGTTGGGCTGCCGTAAATGCAATTCCGATTGTGACGGGATCCAACATTATTTTTTCTTTTCTTTTTTTGTTGCATCTTTATCTCGCCATTCTAAACAAACAACCTTTCGGTTGTACACATCGCCGGTCCATGTCCAACGAACACATTCATATCGTGCCGCTGATGATGGTATAATTACCATTAACAGCAGTAGCACTAGATATTTCATTTGTTCGCTAACGGATTATCAATTGCCTTTTGTATTTTATTATCAACTTCTTTTTTGAGTGTTTCCACTTCTTTACTGATTTCTCGTCTAGCATCGGCCATCTCTTTGCGTATGGCATTAACTTCTGTTCTTGCTTTATCTAAATCTTCACGGATATCTTTCCGTGCTTGTCTCATTTCTTGTTCAGTTTCACGTTGAGCAAGTTTCACGGAACGTTCAACTGCTTCGGTAACCGATTCGTTTCTACGAATATCATTCTTTAAATCGTTTTTAATGTCACGTGTATAGTCACTGGTTTTACCTGAGTTTTCTTCAATGACAGCCAGACGCTTATCGAATTCGCTTAGGTCTGGTGCTTCGTAAGACGCAATCTTTTTCTTCATGCTTTGATAGTCTTTATAAACTTCAAACGCACCGTATAAACCACCAAGTGTAGATGACACAAGTGTGGCTGCCACCATTAATTTTGCAGGTGTAAATTCGTAGCCACCGATACTGATAACAGTATCCTTGGAGGCATATTTTTTCATAGCCGCTTCGGCTTCGTCAATCTTTGCGTTAACGTTTTTGATATCTTCTGACATTATTATTCCATTTATCTTTTTTAGCTAATTCTTTTTTCTGTTCGGATACCATACGAATCCATTCTTTTTTAGCTTCAAGGTCATCTTTCATATTATCCAACTTTGTGTTGGATGATCCTTTAAACACCAATATCGTAAGATAGCCAATACCGAACCCCACCATAATAAAGGGCACAAAAGTCATTAACCAAGTCAGATCAAATGTAATAATCATTTTTCAAACTTTAAATTCCTCAAATTGCGTAATTCAAGTTCCAACTTTTCAATTTCCATTCTTTTTTTACTTAACTCCATTTGATATAAAGTATCACAATTAATTCTACCCTTTGGTGCACCAATTGGTATTGTTATTCTTCCATAAACACCCACATCTCTGGTGTTTGGTGTTATCATATTATTAATTACACTTTGATTTGGATTGTTATTGATAATACCCATAACTCCAAATTCAACGTTTGTACCTGAACCAATCGCCATTGAACAATCTAACTCACCTGCTCTAAATCTATCCGACTGATAGCTTCCAGGTGCACTGGGTAATGCTAAATTCAGTGATCCATTTTGAGCAACACTTAAATTACAAAAAGTCATCAAAACAATACCAATAATATATTTCATGTTATTTTATTTTCGAACAAATTTTTGAAGCAATTGAAGTGGCTTGTACATTTTCCTTTAATATTTTCGACTCAGTACAAATATAAACGGCCTTCTTCAAATCTTCTTTTTTAATATAAACATTAACACTTTTGGATTCAAGATAGTTTATACGAATAAGTTTACTTTCAGACGCAAATGACAATGAATTCCAATCTGCATCAAAAACTCCTAACTCATAAAATCCAATTTCTTTTCTTTTATTGAAAAGTTCCATTTTTGTATAAACGACACCTTCAACAAAAGAATTTTCAAATTTTGGATATGTCGGCAAAAACTGGTGAGCATTTGCACAACTACTAACAAACATCATCAAAAAACTCACATAACGAAACATATATCACCTTATACGGCTAAACAAGTTGCAGTTACAACCGATCTGTATGTTCCGGCTGGAAATGCTTTGTTATAACCATATTCAGCTTTTGAATCTGCTTTGAACCAAACTGATCCTGCAACTGTCAAATTGATTTCAGTTGTTTCGTTGTAAGTTCTTTTGTTTGTGGTGTATGCAGACATTGCCGCATCAGTCACTCTGCTAACGTCAACACTTCCTGTCCATCTAACAACATCAGATAATGCTGGTGAAGATGTGAATGAACTTGGAACAGTTATGACTGCTTTATAGAAACCAGATTGTACAACATCATATCTAATGATTGGTTGCACACCACCATCGGCAGTTGCAGTACTTAATACTCCAGGTGTTGGGTTACCATACACACCAGGTGTCTCTGTGTAAATAACACATTTGGATGTTACTGTACCCGTAATTGGTACATCTTGTGCAACGGTAATTAACGGTATTGCAATTAAACTTGCAAGTAATACTTTTTTGAACATCTTTTGCCTTTCGTTGTTGGTATGTTCTAATGTCATTTATTATATTGTGAATCTACCATTTGGCCGTGTAGCTTTTCTTGTGCTAAGCCAAGTCTTCGAGCATTCCGACTATCTGGTAACTTCTTTTCAGGATAACGAATTACATCATTATAAACACCACCTGGAATATTTATGCTATATGCACTAAACCCCGGAATGTTGTTCAACATTTCCAAACTTGATGCCCTTTGAGCATCCTCCGCACTTATCAAACTATTAATAATGATTGCTCTCTTATCAACATCAGCCTTTTCTACTTTTTTCTCCTTTTTAGGAGCCAAGTCTTTCTTCTTCTCATCTTCTTCAGGTAAAGACTTGCTTTGTAAGGCATCCTTTATATATTGATTCGATAGTGGGTCAACTGGTTGAGCCGCTTCTTTCGCCATTAAATCTAGCATTGCTTGAGCATACCCTGGACAGCTTGGACTACTTAATGGGTTGTAACAAGTATCATAACGATATTTGTACACCACAGATTGATTAGTTACTTGTCCTTGTCCATCAACGCTAATCGAACCGTCACCCCAATACTTTGAAGGAATATTATCTACTGGTACAACCTTAGTTATTGAATTTCCAGGTCTACCTGTCCAATCGTCTTGACTTCTAAAAATGTATCCTGTACCTGTTACAGCATTTGCATTTTGTACGCTAACGACCATCGGGTCTTTAGTGTTCTTTACTGCTGTATATTGATAAATGATTCCATCAACTGTTAAACCGGTTACAGCCGGTAAAACTGCTGGCATTTTCCACGTTAAACCATTGCCTGCGGCATTAGTTGTGGTACCATTGATTATCTCAGAGTAAGAGCAAGAGCAATAAAGAAAGAATGCCACCAATGCCGTACATTGTTTTGCGTTCATCGTTCATTCCTTCCGAATTTTGTTCGATGTATCCAGGTTGTAACTTCCTATTTATTTTCCAGAACTCTTTTGCTTCAGCACCAATGGCTCCATCAAATGGACATGGAGTTCCAGCCATCATCATGGCATCAAATACTCGTTTGTCCTGACAAAGTGTGGAAACTGCCGCTACTTTCATACCCATATCATATAGGGTTTTGGATAATTTCAATCGTTCACAGTTCATATCTTTGACTGTTGTTCCGGCTGAAATACCTAGAATTTGTGTTTGTACGGCTCCAGCAACACCAACTGTACACAAATCCGAATTGGAAATGTTCATTGTCGGCGTAATAGCCGATGGTGGTGGAGATTTCAAGTTCGTGTTTGATTCCGAATAGGAATTCACCGTACTCTTTGTTGTAGATTCTGTTACAATTGGTTGTGCATTTACGATACCAAGATATATAAATGATAAAACACTCAACACAAATTTTTTCATTTGTACCTCAATTCTGTTGACTTTTAAAACGAAATATGATAAAATAACTAATAACTACATATATTTATGAATAAAGGAACCTTTATGTTGCCTACCGTTATGATATTTGACAACTTCTATTCGAATGCCATGGGGGTTAGAGATTTTGCACTATCTTTACCATTTAATGTTACTGGTAATTATCCTGGTGCTAGAACGGAAGTGATGCAGGGTGAACACAATACGAACGCCAAGGCAATGTTCGAGGACATCCTCCGTAAGAAAATCACATATTGGCCAGACCAATACAATACAGCATTTCAATACACCACAAAAGACGCTAAAACATGGATTCATTATGATCCAACCAATTGGGCGGCAGTACTATATTTGACACCAGACGCACCACTTGAAGCTGGAACTGCTCTTTACCGAAACAAAGAGTCCAAGATTTTCATGCTGAACCGAAATGATCCGAAAACGGATTATAATTCATCCGCAGAAGATTTGAATGATGTGGATAAATGGGAACCAATTCTACAGGTGTCAAACATATTCAATCGTTTGGTTATTTACCGTGGTGAATATTACCACAGAAGTATGTTGCCAGGCTTTGGTGATTCGAAGTATAATGGACGATTGTTCCAAACTTTCTTTTTTAACGTAGAGGTATAATTATGAGTATTAAAGGTTTCAAACTTGTTACAGGTGAAGAAGTCATTTCAGAAACAACTATCAGTCTAGATGGTCGAGCATTGCTTAAAAATCCAATGCAACTTAGAGTTGTTCCTCCAAAAATCAACGGTGCTCCACCTTCAATGGGATTTGTACCGTTTCCAGCATTTGCAGATCAGTCAAAAGAAGTTACAATTCTAATTGAACCTCTACACATTGCATACACATATGAACCAGACCAAAACATTATTGACAATTACAATGCAATGATGTCCGGCGGTTCTTCAAATCAACTAATTACAGGCTAATGTCTCTTTTCTATACAAATGTACAATCTGTCGGTAACAACATTCTTTATCGTGGTGTTACTGATGGTAAACGCACGAAAATTAAAATCCCTTATCAGCCAACACTATACGAACATTCGAAGAAAGTAACTAACTACACCTCACTCGATGGCCATTATCTTCAAGGTAATAAATTCGATTCGATGCGTGATGCACGTGACTATCTCAAACAATTCGAAGGTGTTTCTGGTAAGAAAATCTATGGTCAAAATCGTTTTGAATATGCCTTCATTGGCGAACAACACAAAGAAATGATTGATTGGGACTTTGATAAAGTCTCTATTGCTATTGTCGATATTGAGGTTGGCTCAGAGAATGGTTTCCCTGATCCATACGAAGCCAATGAACCCGTTACTGCTATTGCCCTCCGTTTTATCGGTGGGCATATGTTCGTTTTCGGTTGCGGTGACTATGAGGTCAAGGGCAATGAACGATACATGAAGTGCAAAGATGAGTATCACTTACTCAAGTTCTTCCTTAAACTCTGGCAAGAGAAGTGTCCTGATGCACTCACCGGCTGGAACACCAAGTTCTTTGACGTACCATATCTTGTGAATCGTATGCGTAAGGTTCTCGGTGAAGATGAAGCGAAGAAGTTGTCTCCGTGGAATATCATCTCCGAACGTCAAGCGTTTGTTATGAACCGTAAAATGACGGTGTATGAACTTGTTGGTGTCGGCGACCTCGATTATCTTGAACTGTACAAATGGTATTCACCGAACGGTAAATCACAAGAATCATATCGTCTGGATGCCATTGCACAGTTTGAACTTGGTGAAGGTAAAATCTCATATGAAGAATATGATAACTTGCACCAGTTGTATCGTTTGAATTACCAACTGTTTATTGAATACAACATCAAAGACGTTGACTTGATTCTCAAACTAGAAGATAAGTTGAAGTTGATTGAACTTGCACTTACTCTGGCTTACGATACCAAAACTAACTATGATGATGTGTTTGCACAGACTCGTATGTGGGATGCTCTCACATATAATCACTTGATGAACCAGAACATTGTGGTTCCTCCACGTATTGTCAAAGAAAAGAGTGAAGCGTTCGAGGGTGCATATGTGAAAGATCCACAAGTTGGTCTTCATAATTGGGTTGCTTCTTTTGACTTGAACTCTTTGTATCCTCACTTGATGATGCAGTACAATATTTCACCAGAGACTCTGATTGAACCAGAAAATTACACAGCAGAAATGCGGGAAGTTCTTTCACAAGGTGTTTCGGTTGAAAAACTTCTGAAAAAGCAAGTTGATTTGTCTGCTCTGGAGAATGTAACAATTACTCCTAACGGTCAATTCTTCCGTACTGACATTCAAGGTTTCTTGCCAAAGATGATGGAAGAAATGTACGAAGATCGGAAGAAGTTCAAAAAGATGATGATTCAAGCAAAGAAAGACTATGAGGTTGAAAAAGATGATACTAAGAAATATGACATTGAGAAACGTATCGCCAGATACAACAACCTACAGTTGGCAAAAAAAGTATCACTTAATAGTGCTTATGGCGCTTTGGGTTCCCAATATTTTCGGTTTTATGATCTACGTATGGCCTTGGGTGTCACCACTGCTGGTCAATTCAGTATTCGTTGGATAGAATCTAAAATTAATGGTTACATGAACTCTCTACTGAAAACAGACAAAGATTATGTGATTGCTTCTGATACTGATTCAATCTATCTCCGTATGTCTGAATTGGTTGACAAGTTTATCAAAGACACTTCTGATAAAAACAAAGTTATTTCTGTTATGGATAAAATCTGTGAAGAAAAGATTCAACCGTTCATCGACAAATCTTATAATGAACTTGCCGACTATGTTCATGCATATGCACAGAAGATGCAAATGAAACGTGAAGCACTTGCAGACAAAGGTATCTGGACTGCCAAGAAGCGTTATATCATGCACGTGTATAACAATGAAGGTGTTCAGTATACCGAACCTGACATGAAAGTCATGGGTCTTGAAATGATTAAATCTTCCACGCCCGCACCTGTGCGTGAGAAGATGAAACAAGCACTTCAGATTATGATGAAAGGTTCCGAATCTGACATGCACACATTCATCGATAACTTCCGAACCGAGTTCAAGAAATTGAATGTTGAAGATATTTCTTTTCCACGTGGCATCAATGGTCTCAAAGAGTATGCTAACAAGACTACCATTTATTCTAAGGGTACACCAATCCACGTGAGAGGTGCATTGCTATATAATAAGTACCTTGAAGAAAAAGGTCTCTCTAAGAAGTATCCGTTGATCCAAGAAGGTGAAAAGATTAAATTCACCTAT